TGCAATCCGCCCTGAATACTCTTCATGAAGTCTTGTTGCGGCATCGCACTTTGATAATCTATCGGTCCCATGCTAAATCCTTAGAAAAGTTTCTTGATGCCTGGAATACCGCCAGCGCCAGCGAACAGCCCACCTAAGCCCGCCACAGTATTCAACCCAGACGCGCCGACGCTACCTTGCGCAAGTTGACCGCCAGCCGTAGCCGCACCTTGCTGCTGTAGCAATTGCGCGATATTCGAGCCGGATTGCAGGCCAGCCGCGCCAGTTCCAGCCGCCGAAGCTTGGCCGGCTTGCGTCAGGCCTCCAAGGCGCTGATACTGTTGGTCGATCAATCCGCTGAGCAGGCTAGGGTTAAACTGTGCCAGCGCACCTTGTACATTGCCGCCGCGAAGTCCGCCAGTTGCAGATGCATTTTGCAGAATGGCGTTCTGGCCCTGCTGCTGCAACGCCGCAAATTGAGGCGATGATTGGATGGAATCGATAGCATCCTGTTGCGCTGGTGCGCCGCCCAAGCCAATCAGATTTTGCTGGCCAGCTAGCGCGCCAGTTCCAGCCGTAACGAATGGCTGAAGCATCTGTTGATAGGCATCGAATTGACGTTTCTGCTCATCAATGCCAGCCTGCGCCGCAGTGCCTTGAGTCTGCGCCGCTTGGCTGGCCGCATCAGCCTGCGCCTGTGCGCCAGTCAGGCTACCAATCCACTTACCAATAAAACTCATTGCGATTCCTTCCAGTCATTGCGGGTCATGCCCATGGTGTGAATGCCGAGCAGGACGCCGTTTTGCACGCACGCAGCGCGCCGGAATCCCTCCGACTTGAAGCCGAGCTTGAGGCAGTAATTGCGCGCGGCGGTCAGCCCATCAATCACGTATGCGGTAATGCGCTCGATAGACGGATTGAAGAAGATGTAATGCAGGCACATGCGGCCAAGCTCGCGCGAATGTGGAAGTGCGCGACGGGTAAGCAGCGCATGAACGTCGGTTTCGATGAATCCAGATTCAATGACAAGGAATGAACCGACCAGCTGTCCGTCGGCGTAAGCGCCCAAGTAGTGCGCGGCAGGATGGATTACAGGGGCGGCAGGACGGTGATCGTGGCCAACGCGAGCGATGTAGGGATCGCGGTAGATCTCATCGAGCGTGCCGATGTCCGTCAGCGGTTGCAGTTCCAGCAGCATCAAGTCTCCCTTCCGGGGTAGATGGCCGCTGGTTGCCTATTGCTCAGCTAGTGCCGAACAATTAAGCACATGCAGGATTATAGATATTTCCTATCGAAAATAGCAAGTAATAGCTGTTTCCTACGTGAACTTACGCCCGCTTGAGCGGATCCAGATGGCGCTTGCTGTGCCTGCGATCATGGAAATGAAGTCCCCAGCCTCAAGGCTGTGGCCGACAACCTCCGGAAACGGCCAAGTTTGCCCAGGCGTAATCGTCTTGACGATGGCATTCGAGGTGGCCGCAGCGCCACCAGCCGGGACCATGTGCACGGTCAGCGTTGCATTGCTGCCGGTGATGTTGGTGGCGGTCAGCTTGTCGATTGCCGTCTTGCAATTGGTCGAGGTGTACTGCACGGTTTCGGCATTCTCGGCAAACTTTGCCTCAATGAGTGCTGCGATGGTCGTTGTCATGGTTACAGTCCTTTAGTGATAGCCGCAGCGCGCAGCGCATTGGCCAGTGTGATGACGGTCGGCAAATCCGTAGCGTCTGCCGGGAATGTGGTTGGCGATGCAAGCAAGGTTGCCGCATCGGCCAGCGCGGCGCGCGCGACATACAGATTGGGCACCAAGGTTGTGCTGGTGACGACGAGCGGCGCGGTACCGATGGCGATTGTGGACACCAACTGCTTGGTCGTGCTGATATTCTGTAGGAACGCCGCCGCAGTACCGGACCACGTAACCAGATTGACGCCCGCGATGCTCAGACCCCAGCTATTGGCACCGACGCGATACAGGCCGGTAGTGTCCTCGCCACCAAGGTAGAAGCTTGGCGCGCCCACCGTGCCGGCATCCAGCCCGATCCGGCCGCCGGTGATATCAACCGCGTCATTGTTCTGTGCGGCCAGCGTGCCAACCTGAATGCGTGGTGCGGTATCGTCCTGATCTTCCGTTTCAGCGTGCGCTGGCGCGGCGTCCAATTGGTCAAGCGTGGTAGCGAACTCCGTCAGTACGGACAGCGCGCCCTGTGCGACGGCAATTGCCGTGGCCGCATTGGCATTCGCTTCCTCGATAGTGCTTGGCAGCGTCGTGCCGACATCTTCAAGCACACGCTCGAATGCGACGATAGCCTGATGGTTACCGTCAAGGAACTTTGAAAGCATCTGCCGGTCAAGATTCAGCTTAGGCATACAGCGCCTCGATCTGCACCTCTAGCCGAGCTACCGCCATGTGCGCGTCACTGGTGCCACGGAAGCGCTGTACGCGCCAGTTCTGCATGCTTCCGTTGGACAGCCATGTGAGGCGGCGCAGCCGGTCGCCCTGCTTGCCGGCGCTGCACGGCTTTTCCATGCTCCACAGTTCACCGTCCAGTGAATACGATGTCCAGACGACCGGATCCGCGCCGAGCGCCACCCGGCCAGGCAGCGCGACCAGTTCCATCTGATGGAAGATCGCACCCATGCTGGCGTTGTAAATGATGCTGGTGCCGAATTCCCACCCGATCACCTGCCCGTAGTGCGTCGATACCGTATTGGTCAACTCACCAATGGCGCTTGAGGTCGGATCGCCGCACAGCCAGCGGTCGTAGCACCAAACAAGGTTGCGCGCACGGTACTGACCGAGGCCGATAACGCTTGTCGTCAGGACGTACCAGACCGGCTCCTGCACTGCAATCGACGCGGCACCGTCGAACACAAGCGTCTGGTCAGGAAGGTGCATGTAAAGCAAATGGTGGCTCTTGTCGATACGCGTTTCCAGCACCGACAAACTCAACTCTGCTTCGGTGTAGCCCTGCAACAGCGTGTCAATCTCACGCGTCGAAATCTTGGTGGTGACGCTGTTCGCGCCGAACCATACGGCAGGAGATTCACCGCGCCCGCTGCCAAGGAAGGCGATGCCGTCGTTATCGCCATACGAGTAGATCACGGCGCAATATGTGCCGATGGCACCGCGCTGTAGCTGCGCGCCCTCGTTGCGCTCAAACGGGAACAGCGATCCGCCGACGTTGTTAAACTGCTCCATCGTGTAGCGGTTGATGGCAAATGGCTCGTTGCGCAGCTTGAGCAGGCCGACGACCGGGTCGGGGTCGGCTTCCGAGCTGCCGTACTTCAGCGGGTTGACCGATGTCGGGTCGTCCAAATCGGTGACGATCAGTGAGGTGCCGTCCGTCGTCATCGTGTAGCCATCGACCCATAGCGCATCAACGACCGTCCCGAGGTCCGGATCGGTCACTTGCGTGAGCGTGCCATTCCAGTAATACAGGTTGCCACCGGCAGCGATAATCAGGTTATCGAACGAGTAGTCAAGCGTGGCCTGTCTAGACCCGGCAATGACGCCAAGGACCGTTGCTGCGCCACTTGCATCGACGCTGACAAGGCTATTTCCCATGACGCGATAACACACGCCGCGCCAGTTGATCGCGCCCCTGTCGATACCCGGGCCGGTGCCAATTTGCACAATCCCGTCAGCAGGGCGTAGATATCCCTTGCTGATGCCCTGATCGAGCGGCACCGGCACCATATTTCTAGGGTAGGAAATTCTGAAATCAGGCGCTTCACTGGTGAAAATACCTGAAAGTATTGGCACCTGCATGGCTCAAAAACCCTCGCCGTTCATGATGTGAAACGTGGTGCCAAGCGGCGACATGTGCGACATCTGGTCGTCATCTTCGGAACGGGTAACCACCACCTGCGCGCCGGGCGGGACGGGGTAGTCGGCTATGGTGGCCGAGCCCAAGCCAGCCTTACCGATGCGGAAATAGCCCACATTCAAACCGAGGTTGGTTACGATTTCTTGCTTGTTGCCGCGCGGGATAGCCACGGTGGCGCTGGCGGCGGCCGGCGTGAGGGTCTGGCCGCTGCCGTAGACCGGTTGTACTGGTGCTTTGACTGTCATGATTTACGCTGCCCTGAACCAAGATTGAAAGACGCCGTCGAAACGAAGGCGGAAGAATGCATTAGCCGTCAGCGCTGTCGGTGCGCCGTTGACCGCCGTGGCACCGTTGCCGCTCACCGTCAGAGCGGTAACGGCCTGCGTGCTCGTTACAAGCACCTGCTGGCCGTCCTGGCACTCGGCGACGGCTGGTAGCACGATCGTTCCAGCAGCGTATCCGGCAACCGGCGTCACCAGCAGATAGACGTTGCCGCCATCGGTCGTTGGATTGACTGTGACGGAGAACCCCGTTGCAGCCGGTGCAAAGTATTGCGTTTCCTCACCACCCGCCGCAGTCAGGAGCGACTGGACATAGGCGGCGAAGATGGACACGGACGCCTTGCGCGCATCGCCGTTGTCGCTGGAAAAGATCGGCACAAGGTCGGCGGCAGTCAGTGCCGTGACAGCGCTCAGTTGGTTGATGGTGGTCATTGGTCGCGCCTATTCGAAAGTAATCTGGTCCTCACCCTCGTCCGCAAGCAGCGGATCAACAGGGGTTGGCATGAAGCTGCGGTTCGCCATGCGCCACGGCTTGTTGCCAGCGCCACGCGGCAGCGTGTTCGGCATTTGCTGCTGAGATGGAAAGGCAGCATCGCGCAGCAGCATGTCATAGCCATCCTTGGCGATGATCCGCAAATCCTGCGGCACCTGCTTGCCGAGACTTGGCGCGATGCGGATGGCAAGGCTGGAGTAGATAGCCTCATTGGCCTTGTCCGGAACGCCAGTTTCCTGCGCAATGTCCGACGCTTCCGGCGTGCCTGGCAGCGGATAGCCCAGTCGGATACCCTTTCCATCCCACGTCGCCATCATCGAATCAAGATTGCGTAATGCGCGCTGCATCTTGTCCGGACCGACATTGAACACATCGGGAGAAATCCCGATTTCGCTAAACGCCTGTTCGATAAATTGTTCTTTTGTCCATCCGCTCATAGCATTCTCGCGTTGTTTATCGATGTACCGATAGGAATTCCATATCTTACGGCAAGTTTTGAACGTGCCGTGGGTTTTTTGGCAATCGCTGAAATAATCCGTGTGGCGTCGGCGGAATCCCGACATACCCAGTCGCACTCATCACGATATCGCCCATGGTGCCGGCGAAAGTCCCTGTTGCGTGTGGCGCTACAGTTCCTGTTGCCAGCATGGTGCAGCCCTGTAGCGTGGTGGCGAATGCCCCGACATCGTTGATCGTTCCAGTTGCGGCCATCACGACATTGCCGAGCGATGCCGAGAATGTTCCTGATGGCGGAGGGCCGACTAGGCCAGATGCGGCCAGCGTTACGCCAGCCAGCGTTGCCGAGAAACTTCCCACGTTAATGCTTTGGCCTGATGCTGCCATGGTGACGCCGTCGAGGCTGGCGACGAATGTTCCGGTGGGCGCGCTTGATACGATTCGCTCGAAAGCGCCGATGTCATAGCTTGCCCCTTGCGGCCTTGTGGTGCCGATCAGGTCATCCGTGACGGTGCCAAGCGTTGCCCCAGCATCCACCAGAGCATTTGTGCCGGTCTTGAGGCTGAAATCCTCGCTGCCAGCCGTGACCGATGTAAAGACCGCCGATCCAGCCACACTGTTGACGCTGCTCGTAAATCGCGCGGTGGCGGTCGTGTCGCTCGATGCGTTGTTGTTGCCGGTCGGCGAACCGCCCGACCAGAAGTCATCCGACGCCGCGCCAGCATGTCCGCTGTATGTGTTTTTGCACGACAGTTCGGTGCCTGACACGAGGCCAAGCTGTGCCTGGTGCCGCCAAAACGTGCTATTCTCGCACAGGGCCGAGGTGGCCCCGCGCGTGTCCATAGACCGCTGATTACCGTAGACAATGTTGTTGCGTAAAGTCAGGTTCAGGTTTGCAGCAATCGCCGAAATCGTATAACCGGTGCCAGTCAGCGTATCGTGTATGAGGCATTTCTCAACGCGGATATCACTGCCCGACGACAGCGTATTATTAATCTGGAGTGTGTTACTTGATCCTGTCTGCTCAATCTCCAGACCTTCATACCGGACATGACTGTTTGCGCCATGCCGGATTGTACCGGCCCCGGTCGAATCGGAAATGCGAAAACCGGTTCCCGACACCGCACGCGAGCGCCCATCGTGGCGCTCTGCCAGCGGCGTATAAATCCGGATATAGTTGGTCGCACTGGTGACGGAACCGGAAATGGCGACGTCATCGGATAAGGCGAAGTTGTAACACTCAGCCAGCTCGGTCGAGGTCAGCGTAGCGGCAAGTGTTGCCTCCCATGCGGACAGGCTGGTGTAGTCGCCGCCGCTGGCCTTGATGGTCTTTAAGGCCATCGCTTACGCCTTGGCCTTGAACGCGGCGCGGACCTGTGCATTGCCCCAACTGAGCGTGATGCGGCGCGTGTTGGCATAGATGGCCTTCTTGGCGGCAGGCAGCAGTGCGTATAGCGCATCGATGTCAGCGCCGAACTTGCGACGCCGAAACATTTCTGGCACTGCCGCGCCAATGACGCTGATTTCTTCAAGGTATGCACGCGCTGTTACCTCGTTCAGTCCGGTCAATTCCAGCACGGCGAACTCATCCGGCCATTCGGCTCGGTCGCGCCCCTCGGCGATCCACACTTCAAGACTTTCGTAACGGCCCCACACATGGTCATCTGGCCGCACGATGACAGCATCGCCGCGCATGTAGCGCAGCGCATTTCCTCCATCGACTGTGCGGATCAGAATCTTTGCCATCTAGGCGTTACCCTCAGTACTTGTAGCCGAAGTACACGAAACCTGTACTCCGCTGGTGATGCTGACCGTATTGAGGTTGAAATCAGCGCCCGATGTGCCGACACTGAAATCTTCCACGAACGCGCTGGCCGACGTTACCAGTCGCCCCCATGTGGCCGTGCCGGTCGCGTTGGCCGATGCGTCAGCGGTGATCGCGGAAAACGTCAGCACGCCACCGGATGCACTCGCGGCGCTTGGGTAGCTCATCGTCAGTTCGGCCAACAGAGTAGTAGCAGTGCCGCCAGTCGCTGGACGCGTGCCATCGTAGACGCGAAACAGGCCGGCTGCGCCGCCAGCATCGACAGCCGTTTTAATCTGATCTGCGCGCGCATTGCGCAGCGTGGTTGCCAGTCCAACTGTCATGCTGCACCTCGGATGGTTGCCTTGGTCGAAGCAGCCCATTCGCCAGCCGCGTCATCCGCAGCCTGTCTGGTATCTGCGACACCGGGAATTTCGGTGATCGTTCCGTCAGGCGCATATACGCGGCAATTCCATGGGAACTTGCCATCGTGGCGCGGTTCGCCAACGAAATACTCGTGGTAGATGCGCGTTCCTGGCGGGCCATGGTAGATGGTTGCCACTACGGGCGCTTCGACAGCGGCAGGCGTCACGACTGGCGCTTGCTCTGTCACGCCGCTAAACATGCGCTTGAAGAACTTCATTCAGCCACCTCTTTTTGCGCCTTGGCGCGCTTGATCGGAGCTTCAGCTTGTGGCGCAAGCGCGTCTGGCAACGTCGCATGCCAGCCAGCGGCCAGTTGCTCATAGAAGTGGTCTTGATCGATCACCAGCACATGCGCGTAGGTGCCTCCTTGGCACTGTGCAGGACCGGGCGAGCGGTACATTAAACGTGGGAATTCCATGCATCCTCCGAAGCGCTGGCCGGGATCGCCAGCCAGCGCATGGTTTTACGACAACCTGTAAGTAACGAACGTGTTGGCGGCAGTCTTGCGAGTGCGGAACAGGCCGGAGGTTGCAGTTGCCACGGCAGCAGTGCCGACCAAGGTATGGTCAGTTGCGGCCGTCACGGTGAAGGCGTTCGCGCCAGTAGCGATCACCGACCAGTCAATCGAATCGCCAATGGCGAATTCACTGGCCGCGTCCATCACGGTACCGGTTGGCACGGTGCCGACAACTGCTGCTGCCGTGGTCGAGGTAACGATGCCACCAAGGATGGCCGCAGCCGTTACAGCACCGGTGGCGTTGAGCGCGACTGGCGATGCCTGATACTGCGAGGCGTACAGCACTTGCACGACAGGGGCCACGCCGGTTTCGTACAGCACTTGCGCAGCGCCGGCTTCGATAGAGAGCACAGCGCCACTTGCATAGGCACCGAACACGGTTTGCGCGTTGTTGACGGTGCCAATCAGCGTTTTCGTGGTCGTGTGGTTCGGATAGCCGACGATGCGATACACGTTGGCAACGCCAACCGTGAAGATAGCGACGCTTTCGGTTGCCGCGATGGTCAGTTGAACGTTGCCGTTCGGATAGATGATGTTCTGCATGATGCGATCCTTGAATTGGGTATGAAAAGAAGGGGCCGAAGCCCCTGCCTTGATTCGCTATTAGGTCTGCGAGAAAAGCATGATGCCCATCATTTCAGGCTGTTTTGCGCAGACGCCCCAGCGGGTATCCCAACGATACTTGGTCTTCATCGTGTTGATGTCGTAGAACTTCTGCATCGTCACTTCAATGCCCTGGCTGGTGGTCGAGCGCATTACTGCGGTGCCGGCATCCGTTGGAACGGCGTAGCGACCCGGCAGGATTTCGATGGCGTCCTTCTGCCAGAACGGGTTGACCTGCGTGGTCACGGTGTTCAGGAACACAATTGCCGAGTTCGACGCTGCGGTGTTGATGACGCAGTTCTGATACTGGATTTCAGCATCGGTGCCGCCCTGAGCGGTAATCATTGGCGGGCTGATGACTAGCGTGGTCGCGGACGGAACCGAAATCACGCGGAAGGTCTTGAGTTGGCCGGTGTCACCCTTGGTGATGTGGTGCACGGCGTCCAGCGTTGCCACGGTGAAGCAGTCGCCAGCCGCGACACTGGTGGTCGAGGACACGGTGATTGTCTGGTAGCGATTGTCAACGTTCGCGGTTTCGCCGGTCGAAGCCGTCGAGGTGGCCGCAGGCGTATAGTAGTTCGCGCCAGCAACGAGCGTGTTGATGGTAATGCCGCCGCCACCAGCGGCAGCCGTCAGGCGGTTCGCATAGTCCAGCTTGAAGGTATCGAAACCAGCGAGGTAGCCGACATACGCCTTCTCATAGGCGGTTGTAGGCTTGCCGGCCATGGTCTGACGCGCAGCCAAGTTCGATGCCATGCCGTTATAGTCGCGACTGGAGAGGGCAATTTTCCGGTCGAAACT